ATCACGCGCAACAACGCTTCCGGCAACGATACGGGCGGGAAGTGTCACAAAGGCAAATGCGAGCCCTTGTTGAACTAGCAGAGTTGGACAAGTGCAAAGCCAAGACACATGACAACAACGGGAATGTGAAAGTCATTGTCCGGGTTGGGGCTGAACTGTTCCACTTCGTTTACTGCCATGCCAATCTTAAAATTATAACTTTCTTACCTACCAAATAAAAACCATTTTAGGGGTTGACCCTTAAACAAAAACCGTTTTCTGTTTGCATTGTTCAACAAAGAACAGAAATTCAAACCACCAAAAATTGAGAAATCCAAAATATGACAGAACCACTAAACAACACCACAATTATCTTAACCCCACTTGCGCAAATTGCGGACAAGTATGACCAACTTTGCAATTCCCTTAGTCTTACACCACGTAACAGAACTTCCCTAATTATGGACATGGCTTCTGTTGAACAAGATGAAACCATTGAAATGGATTGGCAAGGTGTTCTTGAAGCCAAGGAATTTGACTTTTTCCATGTTATTGGGGGCATTATCCGACACATGGACCGTTCTTCTTATCCGGGTAAACTGACAGGTTGCTTTGTCCCCCGTTTTGCCAAATAAAAATTTTTCCTATCAAAATAAACCACCAAAAACACAAATCATGAGCCTAGAAAAAGCTATCCAAGAAAACACCGCCGCAATGATGAAGCTTGCGGAATCAAACATTGTCCTTGCGGACACTTTCACCAGGGGAACCACCACACAGGTTGCAATTGCCAAACCGGAAGAAAAGAAGGAAACCACCGTACAAAAGAAAAAGCGTTTGAAAAAGGAAGAAGCTGAAGCAACTGAACCGGAACCAAAGGAAGTCACCAAGACTGAAGTATCAGCGGATGACTTGCGTAAGGTTGCCGGGAAGCTTGTAGAAGATGGGAAGAAAGCAGACTTCCAAGCGGTCCTGAAACAGTTTGAAACCAAGAACATCACCTTGTTTGAAAAAGACGGGGGTGACTTGGCTGAAATGCTTGAAGCACTGGAAAACCAAGCTGGTTGCAAGCTTGCAGAAATTGCAGACTAAAAACCCTTATCACGCTACGAGTGATAAGGGTTTGCCGGGTTGGGTGAAACAATTAACCCGGCACCCACCTTTTTAATTTAAACTTTCAAATCCTATGCCAGAAACTAAAGAAACACATTCCCGCCTTGCACCGTCCGCCGCCAAACAGTGGGTTCCTTGCACCGCATCAATCAAATTCATCCAGGACAACCAAGACCGGATTCCTGAAGACCAACCAAGTGTGTATGCCAACGAAGGCACCATTGCGCATGAATGGTGTTCCAACATCCTTGATGGACTGAATGACATTTCTGAAGTCCCGGCGGACATGCAACCACACGTCGCCGGGTATGTTGAACTTGCAGAACGCTTGACCACCAAGAAGGACAACCGTTTTGTTGAAGCCAAGGTCCCTTTATTTTACAAGCCGGAAGACAAGGGAACCGTTGACTTTGCCCTTCTGTCAGATGAACGGGTTTATATCCTTGATTTGAAATATGGGGCAGGGGTCATTGTGGAAGCAAAAGAAAACCCGCAACTTGCCATTTATGCGTTTTCCTTAATCAAGGAGTATAAAGATTTGTATGAATTCACGGATGAAACACTTGTCACCATGACAATCTTTCAACCCCGGACGTTTGAGGGGTCCCCAACCAAGATTTGGTGTGTGACACTTGGGGAGCTAAAACAGTTCTGTGCAAAGATTGAAGAAGCGGCAATTGACATTAAAATTGGGGACATAGATGTTTTGAAGTTCGCCCCAAGTGACTCTGCTTGCCAATGGTGCGAAGCAAAGGGGATTTGCACAGCCCGTGCAAAATACAATTCCGGCAAGTTGAAGAAGGAAGCCATTGACACTTTGGAAGACTTGACCGATGAAGATTTGCCAGAAGGTCAAGAAGTCACAATGCCAAGCTTTGAAGCCCTTTCAGAATCACAGGTTGCCACAATCATTGAACATGCCCCGTCAATCAAATCTTGGTTGAACAGCATTGAATCAGAAGCACACAAGGCACTTGTAGCCGGGTTGAAGATTGAAGGATTGAAGCTTGTTAATGGGAAGCTTGGCAACCGCGCATGGAAAGACATTGAAGAAGCGGACAAGCTAATCAAAGGCAAGCTGAAGGCGGATGAACGCTACACCAAGAAGCTTATCACTTTGCCCCAAGCTGAAAAGCTTCTGAAGCAACTGGACCTGTCCACACGCTTTCAAAACCGCCTCAAGGAATTGACCTTACGGGCACCCGCCAAGCCATTGCTTGCAATTGCCAGTGATGAAAGGGAAGCAATTAGCACTTCAGCGGATGAAGTCTTGCCGGACCATGAAGCAAGTGACTTGATATAAAAGCAGAATTTGGGGGGTTGGTGAAGGTGAAGCGCATCTTTTAAATCAAGGGTTTGAATCCCTAAACCACACCAACCCCCACCAATTTCCAAGGTCCTTATTCTTAGGACCCGAAAAACCAAAAAACCAAAAATACAAAATATGAAAGTTACAATTATGAATGCCCGCCTGTCCTTTTCACAACTGTTTGCACCCAAAGCAAATGGCAGTGGGGCACCAAAATTCAAGGCAAACTTCATCCTTTCAGATGACAGTTCCATCAAGATTGATGGGAAAGTCACCAAGGGTGTTGCCAAGATTGAAGCGGCATTAAAAACCGCTTGTGATGCTGTGACGAAAGAGAAGTTTGGGAAGGTTCCCAGCAAAAGTATCAATTGGGTTGTCCGTGATGGGGCAGACGTGATTGATGTAAGCACAGATGAACCATATGACGGTTACGGTGAAGGGGTGACATACATTGCCGCTTCGTCACAACAAGACCGCCAACCGCAAGTGGTTGACCGCAACCCCAAAGTCACCATCAATGCCATTGACAACAAAATAAAAGATGGTGATTTCGTTTATGCTGTCATTGACGTATATGCCTTTGATGCAACCAAGAACCAAGGGGGCAAGGGTGCCACCGCTGGACTTCAAATTGTCCAGTTCTTTGCCAAGGGTGAAGCCTTTGGTGAAAGCGAACTTGACGCGGCAACGGAACTTGAAGACTTGGGTGAAGATGAAAACTCAGGTGAAGACTTGATGTAATCATCCCCAAATTCTGTTGATATGAACAAGCCGGGTTTTCCGCACAAATACTTGTCAAAAGTAGTGAGTGAGAAGACCCGGCTTTCTAATATCCGGGCGGGGGTCTGTAGTCATTGGGGTTGTGCCCGTCCTGCAAGAAGTGACAGTCACAAGGATTGCCACACTTGCGCCAAGCGCAAAACCCGCATGAAACACCCCTTGAAATACACATACAGTAACATCAAAGATAGCGCCCGGAAACGGAAGGTCACTTTTAATTTAACCTTAGACGAATTCAAAGCATTCTGTGACCGGACCGGGTACTTGACCAAGAAGGGCAGGGAATTTGAAGACCTGACAATTGACCGGATTGATTCTTCCAAACCTTACCAAGCTGACAACATCCGGGCTTTGACTTGGATTGACAACTGTTCACAGAAACTTGAAAACATGACAAACCCCGCTGAACCTATCGCCCGCGCACTTGCCAAGATTGCCAAGTCTGACAATTGGAAAGCTTACTTGACCCCCGCAAACATTACCTTGCAGCAAGTCCGGGCATTGATTGAACAAGAAGAAAAGGAATTTGAAGAAAACCCATTTTAGAGGTTGACGGTTAAATGAAAAACGTTTTTCTTTTAGGAATGACAAAAACAATAACCATCAATTCACCTGAACAGATCAAATCATGGCTTTGGGTAATAAAGGCACTTAGCACGGATGCAACAAGACCTGCAATACACCATATTTGTGTTGATGAATCTGGTGAAATAGTTGCCACAGATGGGGAAAGACTCCACAAGTGGAAGCCTGAAGCTTTGCCCGCTGAATTAACACCCGGCGTTTACAAAGTGCTTTCAAAATCAGCAAAGCTTGTGGTCCTTGAAAATATCTCTGAAGATTCTAGTTTCCCTGATTGGAAAGCTGTGGTTCCTAAAGACCATAACCACAAAGCCTTAATAGGTGGCTCAATGGGTATCAAAAACCAGTCGTGTTGTGGGGTTGTGCTACTTGAAACAGTGACACCTTTGGATTTTGGCCATGTTGCGGAAGCTTTAGGGTATGGCACAGTCCAAAGAAAATCAATGCATTTGAAAGGGGCAACATGCACTTGGGAAGATGACACAGGCAAGAATCCTGTTTGCCTTTTTCCAGAAGTGGACAAACAAGCAGTCATCATGCCTTTAAGAACTTTAGTAAACCGCAATTTCAAATTTTTAGACTAAAATTTATGATCTACCATTTAGACTTTGAAACATATTCCGCCACAAACCTGAAAGCTTTTGGGGCTTACCGATATGCAGCGGACCCAAGCACGGAAATCCTTTTGTGTGCTGTTGCCAAGCACGGGGGAGCCCCCTCGCTGTGGTCTGTCACTGGACAACCAGACAAGCCCGGTGCACTCGCTTTGTTAAAAGAAATGTGTGAAGACCCTGAAGCGGTCATTTACGCGCATAACGCGCAATTTGAAGCTGCAATCTGCCAGTATCTGTTTGAGAAGACTTTCAACCTGCCATGCCCTAAGCTTCACCAATGGCGTTGCACTGCTGCAATGGCAAGGCGGGCGGCAATCCCTTCAAGCTTGGAAGGAGCGGCAAAATTCTTGAACTTGGATGCACAGAAGGACAACCAGGGCAAAGCCCTTATCAAGTTGTTTTCTGAGCCACAGAAGCCCACCAAGAAGCAACCCAAGGAACGCATCTTGCCCAAAGATGAACCTGAGCAGTTCCATGAATTTGGGCAATACTGCAAACAGGATGTCTTGGTTGAAATGCAAATTCACGAAAAGCTGAAAGCATTTGAACTGCAAGGTGAGATCCTAGAATCATTTCAATTCGATCTTAGGATGAATCGCCGGGGTGTCCCGGTGAACGTTGAAGCCTTGGAAACCGCTGAAAAGTTGGTCAATGAATATGACACCAAGAACACTGAAGATTTCCGCGCAATGACCGGACTGAACCCCACACAGCGGGGCAAGGTCTTAGAATGGATGCAGGAACGCGGGTTCCCCGGCAAGAACCTTCAAGCGGCAACTGTTGACCAAATCATTGAAGACGGGGCTGAAGCATACGGGATGACCCCGGAAGCTTTTCAAGCACTGAAATTGAAACGGTTGTCTGGGTTCGCCGCGTTGAAGAAGATTCCAACCATGCTTGGTGCTGCTTGCCCGGAAGATGATCGTGTCCGGGGGTCTTTGATGTGGTCCGGGGCGGAAAGAACCCACCGTTGGGCGGGCAGAATCATTCAACCGCAAAACTTCCGCCGCCCCACCATTGCCAACACAGAACACCTTTACCGGGTCTTGAAGTCCGGCAACATGGATGTTGAAAGCCTTGAATTGATTTATGAATCCCCACTTGAAGCAATCGCGTCCTGCATCCGGCATTTCATAGAACCCAAAACAAGTTTTCACATTGATTTGCACAAACACAATGATGAAGAACCCGGACAGTTCCTTGACGCGGATTATTCCGGGATTGAAGCCCGCATTGTGCTTTGGCTTGCCGGGCAGGAAGATGGACTTGATTTGTTTAGACAAAAGAAAGATGTTTACATTGCAATGGCTTCCAAGATTTTTGGGGCCCCTGTTGAAGACATCACCAAGGGCCAACGCTTCGTTGGCAAACAAGCGGTTTTGCTTTGCGGATTCCAAGGGGGTGATGACAAGTTCCGCCAAACATGCCTTGGTTACGGGCGGGACCTGTCCCCGGAGCTGTGCAAAGACACAATCAAGATTTATCGCAAAGTGAATTTCAAGGTGGTTGCCATGTGGCGGGCGTTCAATGAAGCGGCAAAGGAAGCCATTGCCAACCCCGGCAAGGTAATTCAAGCTAACCCCAAGGTGAAGTTTGCCATGACCCACAAGCCGGGCTTCCCTGCCCTTGTGATGCAACTGCCAAGCGGGCACAATCTTGTTTACCCACACCCGCAAGTGAAGCCCACAGTGAAGAAGTATAAAGGGGAAACATACACCACGGATGAAGTCAGTTTCATTGGCTTGAAAGACGGAAGACCAATCAGAATGGGCACTTACGGGGGATCCCTTGTGGAAAATGCAACACAAGCGGTTGCTGGGGATTTGATGACCCACGGGGCATTGAACGCGGACCGCTTGGGTTATAAAATCTTCATGCTGGTCCATGACCAAGCCCTTGCCGAGTTTGAACCGGAAGCCGGGCAGACCATTGAAGGGTTTTGTGAAGCCCTTTGTGACCTGCCCAAGTGGGCTGAAGGTTTGCCCCTTGAAGCTGAAGGGGGACTTGTCCCATTCTACAACAAGGATTAAATGAGAAATAGATTTGCAGGTAATTGCTACAAGTGCCACAAATTCACACCCCCAAACTTTGGGCACTTTGAGCGCAAGGGCAAAGGGTGGCTTGTCCGCTGTGCTTGCTGTGTGAGCCCTGCAAAAGTCAACAAACCACTTGTCAGGGAACTTCAAAGTTTGAGACTCAAAAACATCCTTGGTGAGCTTTATTAAAACCCTTGACCACTTAAACAAAAACTGTTTTTAATTTAAACCATGAAGATATTTCCCAAGACCCCCAAACTTTCAGACAAGGACCGTTCCCGCTTATCCAATGCGGGGTTCCTTCAGTCATGGAACAAATTTGTTACCAAGATCAACAACGCGGGATTGTCACAAGATGACTTGAAGCGTCTTGTGTATCTTGAACTTGAACAGAAGGCACCCCGCCGGGCAATTGTTGAAAAACTAATTGTCCGCATCCAAAAGAAAGAACGGGAAGAAATCTTTGCAGGTATCAAGGCAACCACCGGAAAACTGAACTTGTTTTAATGGGGCTTGAAACACAGCTTGAAACCAAGGTTGGCAAATATGCCAAAAGCAAAGGGTGCCTATCCTTCAAGTTTTCATCCCCTGCCAACCGAGGTGTCCCGGACCGCATCTTCATTGGGTCCAACGGGGTGGTCTTGTTCATGGAACTAAAAGCCCCCGGTAAGACCCCAACTGGGTTGCAGGAAAAGCATTTGAGAAAAATTAAAGAGAATGGCGGCAACGCTGTTTGGTCTGACAGTTTGGAAGACGCGAAAACTTACATTGATATTTATTGCACATGAAAAAACTTGTTACCTTTTACGAAGCGAAAACCGTCTTGCGCAAACTTCTGATCCCCAAGAATTGGAAGACCTTGACAAACAAGGACCGTCGGGAAGTCCGCCGCCTTGAGGGTTTGCGGGCACTCACGCGCGGGCAACGTGAACAAATTGCAAAAATTGAATCCACACTGTGAAGTTCACCCCACTGGAACACCAACACCTTGCCATTGATTGGTTGAAGGTTCGGGAAGTTGCCGCCTTGTTTGCCGGGATGGGTCTTGGCAAGTCTGCATCCGTCCTTGCCGCGTTTGATTGGCTTCTGAAAGACGGGCAGGGCAAAGGGCTTCTTATCATCGCCCCCTTGCGTGTGGCAACCCTTACTTGGCCCCATGAGGTTGAGAAGTGGTCTAATTTCCGGTATATGAAGGTCGTTTGCCTACGGACCAAAGAAGGGTTGAAAGCTTGGGAAGAAGGCACAGCGGACATTTATACTTTAAATTATGAATCACTCCCCAAGTTCTGCAAAAACCAACTCAAGGGGATGACCCCGGAAGACATGCCCGTTGACACTGTGGCTTGGGATGAATTGAGCAAAGCCAAGAACCCCGGAAGCAAGCGGGTCAACGGTTACAACCGCCCGGCAAAAGGACCAGATGGGGAACCACTGAAACGAATCAACCGCCTTGGCAATGAAGTCATTGTAAAAGAGCGGGTTCACGGTTTCCGGGACTTCCGGCACTTGTTCAAACGCCATTGGGGGTTGACCGGGACACCCTGCCCCAACTCTTACTTGGATTTGTTTGCCCAAATCCGGTTGCTTGATAATGGGGACCGCTTGGGGACCGCTTTTACCAATTTCCAAAAAGCTTACTTTGAACCGGACAATGCATATTCCCAATACCCCAAGTTTGTCATCCGCAAAGGGGCGGAAAAGTTCATTGAAGCACGGGTTGCGGACATTGCTTTGACCCTACGTTCAGAAGATTGGTTGGACATCCCGCCAACGGTCACGGAAGACATTGAAATCAAATTGCCCCCCGCCGGGCGGAAGGTTTACAAGGAACTTGAAAAAGAGTTTTTGACTCTGCTTGAAGACCAAGGGCTTGAAGTGGTTGCAGTCAATCAGGGGGCTTTGATTCAAAAGCTTCTTCAAGCAACGTCCGGTGCAATTTATGACGAGAATAAAAAGGTTGGGGTTGTCCATGACGCAAAAATCAAAGCACTGATTAAACTGCAAAAGGACATTGATGAACCCTTGCTTGTGGCAACCCAATTCACCCATGAACAAACCCGCATCCTTGCCGCCTGTCCGGGGGCTGAGTTGTTCAATGATGAAAGCTTGAAGCGTTGGCAGGGAGGCAAAATCAAGTTCTTGGTTGCACACCCACTTTCCATTGGTCACGGGGTTGACGGTCTTCAACATGGCGGGCGGTCCACTTGTTGGTTCACCCCCACTTGGTCAAATGAGTTGTATAACCAATGGAACGCCCGCCTTGCCCGGACCGGGCAGACAGAAGAAACCTTTGTTTACCGTCTGACTGTGCCCGGCACCTTTGATGACGCGGCACTTGAAGTGGTCCGGGAAAAAGGCAAAAATGAAAAAGGGTTCCTCGCTGCGATCAAAAACTTGCAGGAACTGAGCCGAGCGCGTTAGACAAGGGTTGCATCCGCAAAGAAAGGATCTTTTGCGATTATGTAAGCGTAAGCCTGTGAAGCAGGGCTTTTGCCAGACTCCTGAAGCACTGAGTCTGCAAAGTAGGTGTTAAAGTCCTCAACGCTTACATAGTAATTGCGTGTCGCCTGTGACACGTAGCCGGAGCCGTTGCTCTTTGCGGTCGCACTAACCCACGCCAGAATCCACAACCGGCAAACTTGCGCGTGATAATCAAACTCGGTGGCTTGTTTTATCGCCCAGTAATTAACGGCAACGCCGTTTTCGAGAGTGTGTGTTTTTTCTAATGCCATAATATCCTACCAGTTGAACGCCAAAGAGTTCAAACCGCAATAATCACCCGCCTCACCTACAAAGCGAAATGAAACTATGTCTGTTGAACTAAAAGTCACATTAACTACCACTGAAAAAGCACCACTGCCAGACCACTCGGAATCTTGTCCCGACTGATATTCTGCCCCCCCAGCACGCCCGGTTGCTATTGTGGCCCAACTGCCCCCGTTCACACTCTTTTGTATGGAGCCGTCAAGGCGGAGTGGTAAAAAGTCAACTCGCCCACTCCAAAAAGCTGACAAAGTCACTACTACACTTGTTTTAACCACTCTGTTAGCAGTATTTGCACCAACTGCGTCCCAACCGTAAATGTAAATCAAAGGAGAAGTATTACTATTAGCTGTAACACTACTAGCCACCACGGGCAAAGCTAGCTTTGTTATTGCGTCAGACCGTGCCAAATAGACACCGTCATCAACCAATATTATACCACTTTGGAATGCCCCTTCAATTGTTGCGGCACCGCGAATCTTGACATTGTTAAACTCTGCTTCACCTGTCCCCAAAACCTGAAAGCCCGAAGTGTCCGCAACAAAGTTGCTTGATTCGATGGAGCCACCAGAACCCGCAATTTTAATTTCCTGCCCTGTGATTGTTCCAGCGGTTATTTTCCCTGCTGTGACATTAGCGATCTTCGCGTCTGTTATTACCGCATCTGCAATGTTCGCCGTTTGCGTGATGATCTGATTTGCCCCTACTGAGTCGGCTTCCACCGCGCCCGCGCCGATGTCAATTGCCCTGATTAGTTTCTGTGCGTCAACCCAGTCCGTGCCATCCCAGCGGTAAATGCGGTTGTCATCATCTGTGTCAAACCAGATAGCCCCCAAGATACCAGGGTCTGAAGGTTCGGTAGGGCCAAAAAACGATTGGTTGTCTGGGGTTCTCGCCAGTGTGGTCCCCGAAAAGATAGATGCCCAAGATGAGTATATAATTGTGCCACTTGGGAGCACCCGCGCCGAGCGCACTCGGAAATAGCGGATTGCACCACCATCGAGGCCGGTGAGCGTGAAACTGTTTGTCTCAACTGTGGCTTGCACGGTCGGTGTGGCCCCGCCGGGGTCGGTCTCACTTATAAAAATTTCGTAATAGTCCGCGTCATCTTGCGCACCCCATGTGATAACAAGAGAGTCATACCCGGCTGTGACTGTGCCAGTCGGTAGAGAGAGTGCTGCAAAATAGTCGTCAGTAGTTTGTGACCCTGTGGCAACCCAAGGGCCTTGACCGAGCGCACTAACACCCGCAACGCGGACGTAAAACACACTAGCCCCTACCGGAATATCGGTGTAAGTCTGCCCGTAAATGGTCGCTACGGTCTGCCATGCCTCATTTGAGTCACCGACAAATGCTGTCGGATCTGTCGAAATCTGAATCACGTAATACTCTGCCTCAGCGTCACCAATCCAGATGACCCTGAAAAGATCCTCACCAAGTAGGGTAAGCGTGATCGAGGACACCACAGGCAATGCATTTGAGCCGATCAGAGATGGTGTGCCACCTGTGCCGGGAGTGGTCGCCCCACTGTCATTGTCATATACGCTTGGGTCATACTCAACCGCAGTGACTGCCACCGTGTCATCGTCGCCCGGTTCAAGGTGTGTGATCACACAATTTTTAGCAAATGACACGCCGCCGCCCAGCTCGTAAATAGGGCTGTGCGTAACTACATTAACGAATCCATCGCTGTCTCTTAGTGGTAGGATGTCCTCAACCGCCAAACTTGTGGCTGAGACCACCACGTTTGCCGCCGAACCCGCTGTGACTACATAAGGCCCGTAAATGGTGCCATCTATGCCACGCAAACGGATTGTGTATTCTTGGCCGTCAACAAAGGTGACATCGTTTGAAAGTGTGATTGTGACATTGTCGCTTGCGATGCCGAGCACATCACCACCCATGTTTGCAGACAGGCCAAAAGTGTCATCTTCGACACGGATTAGGTCATTGTATGTGGCCAGAAAACCCTCAAGCCCTGTCCTAAAGGTAACTTCCCTGCGCCGTTTTTTACGGTCTGAGATGATTTTCATTCCATCAACAAATGCAAGATCGCGACTTGTGACACCTGCGAGTGTCATGGTGTCCGGGTTCTCGCTTGCCGAACCCGCAAGAGCGCATGTCACAACCTCTTGTTTCCAAGTTGTTGGGTTGCGATACTCAACCTCCAAAGAGTCAAATTCTTCCTCCTTGAAAAATGATGCCGAAGTTTTGAGCGTGCCAAAGACGATGTTTTCAGCGTTGAAAAGGTGTGTGACCTGTGTTTGTAAACGGTCAACAATGATGGTGATCAAGCCATTGTCGATCATGGGGACACCCCGCGCACAACTGGCAACCAGTTTCAAGGCTTCCCAAACGCTGGAACTCTTATCAATCACGTAGTCAAAAAACCTGCCTTCTGATGTCAGGACTTGGTCAAGCTCATAAAGAGCTGGCAAGTCTAAATAGTCATCTGACAAGTTGCCCCCATAGGGTGCGGTCAAGATGTCACAGAATGCCCAAACGATTGAGCGCGTCTCTGTTGCAGGTGCCCACCCCGCCGGAGACCAAGTGCGGAGTTTACGCCGATACTCGACATTGATCTTTCTTGCCGAGTTGTCATTGAGATTTGCGGTTGCCCGTGCGCGGACTGCAAGCATGGTTAGATCGCCATAGCTGCCAATGTTGGGAAGGAACGCCCTTGCGCTTTCCCAGATGGCGGTATCACCGACTTTGAAACTATCCGAAGCAGTATTTGTGCGTATGCCGCGCACCTTGTAACGCGCCGGGTTGACAGTCCCTGAGCGCGTGAACCGCTGTGGCGTCACTGTCGCCATTGTTTTTGAGATTGAAAAAAGCTCTGTCCATGCGGTCACATCTGCGCCCGCGTCGTCGATTTGTTTGTAGTCAAATCGAAGCGTTATCGTCGCATTATTCAGCCCGCCCTTGTCATTTTGAGAATACAGCCCCCGGCTGAAAACAACATCAACGGCGATTGTGTCCGCAAGTGTGCCGGAGTCATTGACCACGACCTCAAAGCCGTCTGAATCAAAATCATCCTCATTGGTGCCATAGAGTTCGACGTTCCCAACCTCAGTGGAAGTTTGCACATTGTCGCGAAACAACGACACTGCACCGCCGGGTTGCACAATTTGCGTTTCGATGTCCTCAAACTCGCTTGCGAGTGTGTCCTCAATATTTATCGCATCAATGGTGCAACTACCTTGCCCAATTACAAAGAGCGAGTTTTGCCAAGAGTTGTTGTTTACATAGTAGTTATACGATTGCGCTGCGTAAGATGGCCAATGCCGGCCGTCACCATACGCACTTTCAATGGCCTCGCCCAGTTTGACCTGGTTGGTTTGGCCCCTGAGTGTATAGACTGAGTCAGCTTCAGAGCCTGCCGCCGGGTTAACTGGCAGAGCAGGTGTCAGCATCAATGACAGAGCAACGGAGACAATGGTGATCAAGACGGTAAAGATCAGCCATGAGAAACCACCTTCAACCGCCGGGAGCACTAAAATGATCGCTTTGGGGTTTATCGGATCGTCCCAGCCCGCCCGCAAAACTGCATCACTGTTTACGAAAACGATGAACGGCGCATCAAGGGCAAGCCCAGAAGCACCCAAAACTTTGTTGATAGTGGGCACCCCGGACACTGGCACACTATGGACAGTGTGCTCTTTGATTGGGTCAAATGGGTTTGTGACTTCGATTAGGTGCATCTTAATTTGTAAAATTTGACGTTTCGCCACTGCTGGCGGATTTTGTGCAGACTTTGGAGATTAGACCGCCCCGCGCTGTGCGAGCAATGCAAGACCTGCAAATCTCTGGTGGCGATAACACCCACATGACCCATTGTCCGCCCTGCCCCCATGAGCACAATTGCACCCTCAACAGGAGTCCCTAGTTCCTCCCAAACGCTCAAGTTTTCAGACTCAGATTGTGCAAGCTTGGTGACTGCTTTAATGCAGTTCACATCAACCACTTGTTCAGGCAGTTCGACCCCCAAAACGTGTTTGTAGTAGTGCCTTACCATCGTCCAACAGTTAAACGAGCCAGGCCCCACCCCGTCAGCCTCCCATTTTGTGCCTATGTAGTCGGTGATTTGCATTTAGCTATTTCCGAGGGATTTGAACCGCCCACGGGTGTAGTTTTGAGTTAGAAATTTCAGATTTACAATGTCAGCAAATGCCGCCCGCGCTGTGACCGTTTGGGCTGTTATCTGCGCATCCGAAAGAGTCAAAGCGAGTGGTGTATTTTGCGGTGTGGTGAGATCCGAAGCCAGATAAATCCTGTATTTCAAAATGACTTTGCTGTTTTGGTAAAGCACCGAGTCAATAAACTCCGAAATCCTAGCATCAACATTGTCGATTTCAAAGCCAAGCTCACCTACACCATCGACGTTCTGACTAGGCAAAGCCAGCTTGAAACCTACTGGCTCGAAAGTGTGCTCTGTGTCATCCTCAAGAGTCATCACGTAAGCGACTGGGGCATTGACTAAATAGAAATCTTGGGACGTTCCAGCGTGGGAAATGTGGAGCGTATGGAGTAATACCGTACTCGGCTTCGCGCCTGCCCATGCCTCTTTCATTGCCTGTGTTACATTGTTATTCATTCGGATTTTTTGGTTTCACTGGGATTTCTAACTCTGCGAGTGGGTTTTCCGATTTGGCCGCATGATAAGCCGCCCGCTGCTCAAACCATCTTGACATCATTTTGCACCACTTGGCAAGAGCAAGGTGCGCTTGCGGATTCCCAACTTGTTTTGTTGTCATTGCATAAAAAAGCCCCTGCAAGGCATAGACCCAAGCAGAGGCTTTGTAAATTACAAATCTACTTCTAGTTGTAAATCGAAGAGTCTATCGAAGGTGTCTCGGTGCGCTTGACTGCTCTTTTGAGTTCATCCGCCGCACCCGTGACCGCAAATACAAGGTCAAGCCCCTGATCGACTACTTTCACAACCCGCTTGCCTTGCTCTTTGTCTGGTAGCACTTCTGCGACATTGTAAATGCCATCAATCAACCTGCCCGCGCCATCTAACGCCGCATCTTTACGACTTATCTGTTTGAGTTTAAAGGCTCGGTAGCCAACCAAGCCGATACCGAGCAACGCATTTAAAACCACACTGACAGTAGACCCCACGCCCGGAGAGACAACCCCCGGCACATTGGCCGCCACTTGAGCCACTGAGTTAATTTGCACATCTGTGGGGGTTGTCGATTGCCTAGCGATTGCAAAGGCCACGCCCGGTGCACTGTAGCTTGCCGGGAACTGGGATTCAAAGCGAGCTGTAAGAAAAGCTTCTGCGTCCTGCTGCCCCAGCTTTGCGATTTGCTTTGTCTGTTCTCGGTCAAAGGTCAGCACGTTCCCAAACTCATCCGAAACGGTGTATTCACCGCCCGTCTCGGTGTAGGCATAGCCAGTGATGTCCTCAATGTCACAGCCAGTGAATGCCACGGCTGCAAAAGCAAGGATGGCGGTCAGAAGTATATTTTTCATTTTCATCTCTTTTTGGGTTTGGGTTTTGGTTTACCTTTCGGTTTTGTTTTGCATTTCAGAGTTTACATTTGAGGGATTTTTAATGCGTTTGGCTAGCGGGGGGTTTTTGCAATCTCCACCGTTAGATTTATGACTGCATCAGTCAGTTTTTCGGTGGCCTTTTTCCCGTCCGCTTGCGTTTGCAGGATCGCGTCAATCGTCGCGTCCTGGCGCGTGTCAGCCGTGCTGCTCGCCTGCACGGCTTTTTTGAGGTCGCGGGCTTCGGTGCCTGCGTAGATTGAGACCATGCCGCAAAACAGCAGAGTCCCAACTAGCAGTAAGCTCGCGTATTTGTTCGGGATTTGGGTCGTGTCGGATTGGTTTGGCATTGTGTTTGTTTTTGTGTTTGTTAGATATTGGTTGACCCTTTTTAGGTTTTGGGAGTGTTAGATAGCTGCCAGTTCCTCGGCTGTGGTTGCTGCTTCAACTGCTGTGAGTTTTGCACCCTCCACTGCAAAGGCTGTAACTTTACGCACGACACCTTCGTTTAGTGCCAGAGCAAACTGCTCGCGTGTCAGGTCGCGGCGAACACCATCAGCGCACTTGTAACCTGAGAAGACTTCCAACGGGTCAAGCATCTGAAGTATCATCTGGATGTCGATTTGCGTCTGAATGTCGGTGTGAAACGGGACTCCAAAGCTTGTCATTAAATCACCTTGCCAAGCGGCATCACGCTCTTGCTTTAATTGTCGAATCTTTGCTGCTTTGAGTTCTTCCAGTGTTGGCTGGAATGAAGCTGCACCCGCATCAATTTCAGCCTGCGTTATCACGCGGTCAATCAGCGTGGGCTCTCCGTCCTCAGCTTCGGGGGGGACGCTATAGGAGAGCGTGTGCGTCTCCTGATCCCATGCTAGTAGCGTTGCGTCGTCCTCGGGGGCGAATGGCAACGGCGCGGTAAACACCTGTGTAGGGTGTCCCTTGCTGTAGATTAGGTGATTAAGATTTGCTGATACGATTTGCATTATAGGTTGCCTCCACGTTGGGTGAGTATTGTTAGGTCAAAATTGGACTGAGTGGTCGCTGTGATCGTGACTAAATCCTGATGAGTTGTGCCGTCGGAGCGCTGGATGATGTCAGTCCCGCCGCTCACTTCGATGTGGATTTCGCGGTAGCTTAAATTTTGCTCTACGGTCGAGTCCACGGGTATGTAGCGATTATCGACGATGACCCCTGTGATGATGGTGTAAGGACTGAGCGTAATAACGTCCCCGAACGGAAATGAATCTGCGGAACCATCGACGTTAATGACGCGGATATTGCCAAAGTCTCGCGGTGCTAGGTGCCCGTCGGTCAGGCTGGCAAGCGCATCGTAGCGATTAGTTGATAGATCGCGGTGCTGTGCGCCGTTGCCCTCTGTTAGTGGCAATGATGCAACCGCGCCTAATCTCGTTACTTCAATCGCGGTTATCGCAAAAGCACCACCCTCAGTCAGCCCACGGATATTGATTACACCATCAGTCCCACTAGATACAACTCCTTCAAAAACCGTCTCACCATCAGTCAGTGTAAATGTGTCAATCGCACTATTTCCAACAAATAGACCAACAGATGCGTTCTGGATACAGGCCAGACGCACGGTGCCTCCGCTGCTAGTAATCACCAATCGGACAGATTGACCTGCTACTAGCCCAACGGAGCGGAGCAGTGAACTGTCACTGCTCGCATCATAGTTCCATGCGTTGTCGCTAAAAGTAAAGTCATTGTTTGAACTAGAAAAAGAATCGCCGTTGACTGTAAAGTCGCTAGAGTAAATTAAACTACCCCATTGATTAACAGGATTTTGAGCCAACCAACTCGGCACCCCGTATGTTGTAATCGCGGCAATCTGCGTGCCTGTTAGCGAGGTATTATACAGAGCCATGCCTGAGATGATCGCGCCTGCTGCGACAGTCGATACCGTATCAAGATTAACATCGCCAAATAGCACTTGGCTGGCTCCTGTGGACACGCCGTTTACGTAAACACTCAGGGCAGTGCCTGTGCGGGTGAGTGCCACCTTGGCACGGCCTGCGATGGTCGCGGTGTAGGTGCGAGTTGTCGCGCCAAGGGTGACAGAGATGTCGCCCGCATTGACCTCGATAGTGGTATCTGTGCCGCTGATACGGATGCCAGTGGATGCTGTAACTACGAGGGCAAAGTCGTCCGTGATCGTGGGCAGTGTGCTGATGTCGATAGTGTCAGCGACTTGCAGGGCCTTACCGGCGGCAGATGCTTTTGTTACCAAAGCTGATTGTGCCGCTGCTTGCGCCGCAACTGCGCCAGTTTCAGCGGTCTCAGCGTTGGTCTCTGCAAGCTCCGCCGCCGTCTTTGCGGTCTCAGCGTTGGTCTCTGCAAGCTCCGCCGCCGTCT